TAACATCTCCTTTCATTTTGTTGTTGCAATATTCAAGATTAGGCACGGAAACCATGCCTAACTTTGATTATTACTTTTTAAAAGCATTGAGTAACCCACCATTGTATCTACTGTGCTTTCCAATCTTTAAACCTTTATAGTGGCTAGATTTAGGATTGCCTTTTCTTTTATGTTGGTTAGACCTTTGCTTTGCTCTGTGTATCGCTTTCATATATTTTCTTCCTCTATGTTTTCTAATATTAATTGTTCTGCAATCTTAACAACAAATCCACCTTTCCAAGTAAGTCCATCAACCTCATAAAGTTTTGCACCTATCTCTTTAAATGCTTGTTCGTTTGTCATGCCCTTGTCATTGAGGAAGATATCTAAATCTTCCTCAACTCTCTCGACTAATTTTAAAAGCCTAGTCATTTTTCATACCTACGATTTCTTTTTCAAGATCGGCTTTCGTATCTTGCAATTTCAATTCTTCTTTTTTTAGATGTAATTGCACTTCAAGATTTGCCTTAATTTGACCTTGAATAAATGTAACTTCACTATACAAAGACGACAGACTTTTCTTTTCTAAAACTTCAACTTCCATCATTTACTCCTTTCGCTATTTCAGTTAACTTTTTATCAACTTCTTCTTTTATTCTAGAATTTATAGCTTCTTCTACATCTGCTTCTATTGGAACAATTTCAAAACCCATCTGACTATGATAGATATTAACTTTGCCAATCCATTTAACTTTACTTGCGACTTCTTCTAAAGTGCTTTTAACTGCAACACTTTCGCCCTCTGCATCTGTACCTAAAACTAAACCCTTACCCATTAAAGGTGCGACATGACCATTATCATATGTAAATTCAAAGGCATGATTTTCTTTTAATAACAAACCCTCGTCATCTACATATAAAGTGTCTTCATTTCTAAACCCATAAACTGCATCAAAACCTCTTTGCGAATTTATAAGTTCATTTATCATTTGATAATCTCCGTTATAATTAACAACGGAGATTTCTTTATTAATGGGATCAATTAAATAAGCTCTCATAATTTTCCTTTCCTTCTCTAATTAATTGTACTGTTTCATCTTGCTCTTCTTGAATGGTCTCTAAAATATAAATTCCTTTATAAAACCATCTTTGATTATTAAAGACTTCTAAGTCTTTGAAATTTTCTAATTGTGCAAACATTCGTTTATCCTTATACTTGTTAAAATGATAATTATATATCCCACATCATCTTATATATGTCAACAATAAAATGTCAGAAAAACAATTTTTTTTACAAATAAAAAAACAACTACCACCAAAAACATTTATCCAAAAAATAGAAAACAAATTTAATAGTGGTTTTCCAGACTTGATAATTATTAATGAAATGTTGCCTTTGTTTATTGAACTAAAAGCACCTACAAAAGGAAACAAATTTAAGGTAGAATTATCACAAATATCAACGCATTTGAGGATAAAAGCCAATAACTACGTTTCTTTTTTCTTGGTTCGACACCCTCAGACCAAGGCTCTATATTTGTTTGAAGGTGGTAAAGTCTGCGAGTTTCTTGCGTTTCGACACTCTGCGACCCTCTCCGTTTCGACCGAAGCCGAAGGTTTCTTGGTGCGTGGATCGTTGGAAGTAGTCCTGGCACTTGCGAATCAAAAAGTGGCATCTCTGTCGCAAAGAAAATGAAATGGTCGCTTTGCGATCCGTTGCAACTTTGCACCTCTGCAACTTGAGAAAACAAGAAGCCCAGAAGGAGGCAAAAAAAATGACCCCACGCCTCGCGGCGTGAGGTCTTCCCCTTTCTTTCTAGTGGTTCTTTGGTTCGAGGGTTTGGAGTTCGTCTGCTCCCTTCTTCAACAAGGATCTTCTGACACATTCGCCATCAATATAAAAGCGATATTCTCTGTCTCCATTGTTGAGAAGTCTGTGGGTCGTGGTGTGTTGTAAAAATTTATGTGAGTTCCTTGAAGATGTCCCCACTCTTACCTCTACTTCTCCAGTATTTCTTACTCCGTAAGATTTAGCCGACTTATAAATACAAGCCGTGATTATATTCCATATTGGATATTGTTGCATTTTGTTTTCCTTTCGCTAAATTTAATTCAATATATAAGATTCTATGGGAGATGTCAAGCACTTTTTTATATGCAAGTCAAAAAAAAGTGGTTGCAATCGCAAAGGAAACGAAGTGGTCGCTTGCGATCCTTTGCGATTTTAATCCAATAAAGGAAAGGCGACACCTTCACGGATCGCGGTGGACAAAAAAAGACACCCACCGAAGTGGGTGTCTTGGAGTATAACGACTAGGTGGTCTAGCCGTTGGCTTTAGAGAGGGCGAGAATGTTCTTGAACCTTTGAGGTAGAACTACCATGTTGTTACAACTGTCGCAACATTGACCCTCTTTAATAGGTTGGGCGTTATGCCCTTGAGTCCAATAAGTTTTGCCTTTTTTTGTTTTGTGGTGCTCAATATCGCCATCACAAATACAACACTTATGAACTGTGGTTAGATCTAACATAATATTTTCCTTTCGTTTATATTAATATATCCCATTCCATCTCATACGTCAAGAACTTTTTTGAGTGCGACTCAAAAAAAAGCAGTTGACAACGCAAAGGTAACGGAGTGGTCGCTTGCGAACCTTTGCGTTTTTACGCCAATAAACGCCAGAAGGTACGCATAAAAAAACTCAACCCACCGAAGTGGGTTGAGGTAGGAGAAACTATTTGGTGTTTGTTTTTGTAATCTTTTTGACACCATGTTTGATTCCTTTGAAAGAGGCTCGTTTGCCCTTTCGATTCTTTTTGTGTATTGTTCTCATCTGTAACTCTCCTTTAAAAAGTCCTTCATTACATTGGTTGATGATTTATATTGTGAACCACTTTCCCAATAAACATTGTCTGAAATGAAGTAAGCTAGATGATCGCCATCAATCTTTCCTTCTTCATAAGCCTTCAGAATAAACCAAGCGAGATCAACTTCTTCGAGGTCATTCCATTCTTGCGACTTTACGTCATTTGTTTGTGTCATCATTTTGTGACTCCTTTCGTTACGCATAATATATCCCATTCTATCTTATATGTCAAGCATCTATTGTTTCCATTTTGGAAAGAGTGTCTTTCCAATTATGTGTATTATCATATGGGACGAAATGGGATATAACATATATATATCAAACGAAAGGAGAACGATATGACTAACACAATAGAAGACATCATCAATGATCAGATTCACGAGCAAGTGGATCAAGTCATTGAAGAGAAGATCGAAGACCACCACAAGATCGAGGATCTCGAATCAAGGGTGGCTTCTCTCGAAGACCGAATCGAAGAGTTGCTTCAAGCACTCCGTGATAAGGGTGGAAACCCAACTCTCTCAAAGGAGATCGAGAACTTATAAACCAAGGGAGTCGCATCTAGATGCGACTCCTCTCTGAGCATGAAAAGGAGCAGAAGCAACTCCGACCCCTTTAGGGAGGAGTGGTCGCTTGCGAGCTTCTGCTCCTTTTAGCCACCACCACCTCGCTGCAACTCCAACAAAGGCACGGAAAGACTTACGAATCGCAAGAAAAAAAGGGTTACTTTATGTAATCCTCTTGCGATTCGTAAGTCTTTAACCCCCCACCCCCCTAAAACAACGGTGTGGTGTTACTAAATATATGTAGTATAGTAGGGTTGATAAATTCATTTGAATATATTATCGTTGGAGCATGTCACTAGATGCGTTACCCAAAGAGGTGTTACAAGAAGTATTTCTGCTAGAGCAACAAAGAAATAAACTGGACACCCGTGAAAAAGCACAAGAAAATTTTTTAGATTATGCCCAACATGTATATGAAGGTTTTATTGTTGGAAGCCATCATAAAATCATTGCAGAAAAATTGGAGCTAATCGCACAAGGCAAACTCAAGAGATTGATTGTAAACATGCCACCCAGACACTCGAAGTCAGAGATGGCATCTTATCTCATGCCCTCGTGGTTCTTGGGCCGTAATCCGAAGTTAAAGATTATTCAAGCCACGATGAATACAGAACTTGCCGTGAGGTTTGGTCGTAAGGTCAGAGACTTGATTGCCGATCCAGTGTACACGGAAGTTTTTCCAGAAACCGATTTAAAACAAGACAGTCAAGCAGCGGGTCGTTGGGAGACAAGCGTGGGCGGTGAATATTTTGCAGCTGGCGTTGGTGCGGCAATGACTGGTCGTGGTGCAGACTTATTGATTATTGATGATCCAC